AGGTATTCAAAAAAAGCAGCCCCATACTATAATACCAATCGCTCAGACAGTTTTGATCTAAGCCCATTTGACGAAACAATACTAATAGATGCTGATTATTTGGTTCTAGATGCTAGGCTTGATGCAGTATGGGGATCATCCGAGGATATCATGGTCAACAATACCGTTATTGATTTGAACCATGTTGAAGATCTTGGGGGATTTGGCAAAAGAATTGGCAATTTCGGCATACCAATGTATTGGGCTACCGTATTTTATTTTAAGAAGAATGATATATCGCGCAGCATATTTGATACAATGAAACACATCAAAAACAACTACAAATATTACCAGAATTTGTATGATTTTCCAGCAAGTGGATATTTTCGCAACGATTATGCCCTAAGTGTTGCCTTGCACATGCTGTCTGGCCAGGTTGAGTGCAACATCATAAAACCATTGCCCGTTGGCCATATGATGGTAGCTACAGAGAATGATGATTTGATTTGGTTTAACAATGGTACTGCGATCTTTATAAGCGAGCCGGCACAGGGAGATTTTAGGCTGCATAAAATCAACACCAACATACACATTATGAATAAATGGGCCATAGGACGCATGGCATCGAGGATAATCAACTATGCCATCAGCTGATAACACCAAAGGGTTTTTTACAATTGCCCAAAACACGGACACCGTTGATTATGTAAAACTTGCATATGGGCTCGCATTAAGCCTGAAACACAGCCAAACTTCAATCTCCGGGTTGTCAATTGCCATTACTCCTGGCACAACCGTTGATGCTAGGTACGCATGGGCCTTTGATCAAATAATAGAAATCCCTTGGGGCGATAATGCAGCAGATAAGGATTGGAAACTAGAAAACGAATGGAAGACAGCATGGATGTCTCCATACGACGAAACAATAAAGCTCGATTGCGATATGCTTTTCTTCAATGACATAAGCAGATGGTGGGAAAATCTAGCACAACAGGACAAGCATGTAATCTGTGCCAATACCGTGCTGGATTGGCGCGGCGACTTAATCAAAAGCGATTATTGCCGTAAAGTTTTCACCGGGAATCAACTGCCAAACATCTACACAGCATTTATGTATTTTAGAAAAAGCCAGGAGGTGTTTGATTTCTTTGAGCTTGCCAAATACATAACGTGGAACTGGGAAAAGTTTTTTGAGACAATGCTTGAGCCCAGTACAAGGCCAGAATATTTCAGCACGGATGTTGCATTTGCGTTGGCAATGAAAATAATGGATCTGGATCAGTCATCTTATGTCCCAAAAATTTGTCCAACTTTTACGCATATGAAAAGCCGTCTACAAAACTGGAACGTAACAACGATAACAGACAATTGGTTGGACCATTTAACTACATACATGAGTCCAAATGGCTCATTGAAAATTGGTAACCATAGGCAGGTATACCCATTGCATTATCATGTCAAAGAATTCCTAACAGATGATATAATAAAGACATACGAATTGTTGGTGCAAAAATGACAAAAGCTTGGATAAAATATGATCCAACTACCTGCGCAATAAAACGCATATCGTGGAAAGAAATATCCGGCGAAACCGTTGAAATCAATCTTTCACTGGCGGAAGATTTCATGCATGGCAAGGAAAAGTTTGAAGATTGGCAAATCGAGACCGTAGGAGAGTCGTTATGCCTAACTAAAAAAGCTCAACCACCTTTATTACACGCCCCTATACAATTGTCAAACTTTCGTGATCTATCAACCAACCCACCACAGTCACCTATATACATAGATATCGATGCAATAAAAATAACCCAGGGCGGATTAACCTGCAACGCAACGCTTTACATGACCATGAAAAATGATCCCAGCTGGTTAATCAATACTTGGGATTTGACAAAATTAATCGAAGATGGGCAGCTTATGATAATGATCAAATCTGCAACATCATACAGTTATTATCTAGGATAATCAAAGTGCAGCACAGAATAGATTCTTTTGATTTTGTCTTTTTAAGCTTTGATGAGCCAAACGCTGAACTTCTTTATTCCAAAGCAGCAGACATCGCCCCGTGGATAAAGCGCGTGCATGGAATAAAAGGATTTGATTCCGCACACCTGGCCTGTGCTGACGCAAGCGATACTGATTTTTTTATAACAGTTGACGGCGACAACGAAATATATCCTGAGTTTTTGGATCTAACGATGGATATCGCCGCCCATCAGGATGACCATGCCTGGACCTGGGCAGGCAGAAATCACATAAATGGTTTGGTATATGGCAACGGCGGCCTTAAATTGTGGAGCAAAAAGTTCGTAAGGCAAATGAAAAGCCATGAGAATGCGGATGATCCGCGAAAATCAGTTGAGTTCTGTTGGGATGCACGGTATCATGAGGTCAACGGATGTTACAGCACTAGCCATCCAAATTCTACCCCACAACAGGCTTGGCGCAGCGGTTTCCGCGAAGGTGTTAAAATGTGTTTGGATCGCGGATCCAGGGTATCAGTGCAGGAATTCAATAAAAAAATATGGTATGGCAACATCAACCGTCTATGTATTTGGTCAAGCGTAGGTCAGGATGTTGAAAACGGAATCTGGGCCATGTATGGTGCTAGAATGGGAACGCACTTGGCCATGCTTACAAATGACGACCATTCCATTATCAGCGATTACGACCAGATGCAGCAGCTATGGGATCAAACAAAAAATGACGATCCGTATGATGGATGCACCAGACTTGGCTCAGAAATCAAGACAAAGATTGGCCTTGATATCACCATCATGCGCGCGGAAGATTCTCAATTTTTTAAACGTGTCTATATGAATCCTCCACGACCTTGGATGCCAAACGAACAGATAGCACATTTTATGGCCACAAGAAATGTATGATATTTTTTATATAGGACAGAACAAAGATGGATGGCAGAACTTAAAGGATAGGTATCCGCACGCACGCAAAACTCAATCCTATACCAATCCATACTCATCCTGTGCCTCGGATAGTTTTACAAAAATGTTTTGGATCGTTCCCGGTCATGTTGATTTTGGTGACCGGTGGGATTTTTCTGTGGAAATAGAAAATTATGATACCAACTATCTGCATTTGTATCCGGTCAGTTATCCTGGCAGCCATGCACCTATCAATCCATATGAAATGAGCTTGCAATTATGGCCTTGTGATCTTGCAAAAACATACCACGGATCTGTTTTGGATTTTGATTACCTTTATGGTAAGATTAAAATATGCGATGAGATCGACGCTACATTTGTTGAAAAATTTGATATATTTTTCGTTTCCTACAATGAACCAAATGCGGATGAAAACTGGGCAAAACTATACAGCAGATTTCCACATGCAAAGCGTATAGATGGGATTAAAGGTATAGATAACGCACATAGAGCCTGCGCCCAACAATCTTCTACCGACATGTTTTGGACAGTTGATGCCGATACGATAGTGGACGACGTGTGGCAATTTGACTATTTTCCCAGCATTTATGAGCGCGATTTCATACATATTTGGTACACACGCAATCCTGTTAACGGGCTTGAATACGGGTACGGTGCTGTAAAGTTATGGCCTAAAATCAAGGTATTGGAATATCAAGGATCATGGTTGGACTACACCACCAGTGCGGGACAAATTAAAATCATCAATCATACCGTGGCCACCACCATATTCAACTCGAGCCCATTTGAATCCTGGAAAAGTGCATTTAGAGAGTGCATAAAATTAATGCATAATATTCATATCAATCCAAATGATACGGAATCCGTGGCACGTCTTGATTTATGGAAAAACACCACAAGCGAAGTTCAATTTGCCAATTGGTGCAAGCTAGGAGCACAAGACGCAGAGTCCTGGTACCAAAATCAAGTGGACAATATTCTATTCATAAACGATTTTAGCTGGCTTAAACAACTTTTCCAAGCAAAATACTCTGATGTAGCATAACTTCTTCTGTCTATCTATCTTGTTGATAATACTTCATTTTTAAAATGAAAAACCCATGTTTTATGCGGCATACGATACGTATCAAC